CACCAGGCGGCCCGCTTTAGAGCGGGATACATTGAACTGCTTAGAGATTGCGGAGATGGCCCGATCTGGGCCCTCTCCCCGAATAATCATCTGAGTAAGCTGGGTATTGACGCTGGACACCAAGCTCTGCTTATTCATCCAGCAGCGGTCACGGAAGGTCTGTCCGTCAGCCGTCCACGGTCGGGAGAGAACCTTGGAAACGGTACGCTCGTCGAGGGCTTGCATTGTCCAGCCTACGCCGAGGCCCTTTTGGATTTCATAGGCCGTGTGGTAGTAGCCGCCGGTGTAGACCCGCCGGGCAACGGCATCCAGAGTGTCAAGCTGGTTGGAGTACAGCAACTCGGCTTGTTGCTGCAACTGGAGCTTGAGCGCATCCAGCCGGGAGATATGGACTCTGGCGCTGGCGTTTTCCAGCTCCTTCATCCACGCCCCAGTGAGGGCGTTTTCCTCACCGTGCTTGATATACTCCTCCACCGTCCAGCGAAATTCCTCCAACTCACCACTGTTCAAGAGCCGCTTGGCATCAGCCAGAGTAATCTCGTTATTGTCCGCAAATCGCTGATACCAGGCAGCCACCTGCCGCTCAATTTCCGCCTGGGCTATCCGGAATTGATCGTCTAGGTTTTCCATGTAGCTGTAGGACTGATTTAGAGGGGCGTCCTCCATGAGCTTTAGCCGCCGAGCCCAATACTCGGAACTACGCTCTGGCAGCTTATTCGTCGCCATCGCCATCACCGCCGGTCACGCCGTCTTGGGGGTCCCCGCCCTTTTTCCGGTTTGCCATGAAGGCGGCTTGGTATGGGTCTTCCGTGGCCTCCTTCTGTTCTTTCTTGATGCGCTCCAGCTCTTGCTCCGGGTCGGAGATCCACGGGTGGTTCTTCACGATAGTTTCATTGGACAAAATACCCACGGAGTTCTTGCAGTTGTTGATGGCCTCGGTTTCGTTGATAAGCACGTCCCGGTCAAAGATAACCTTAACTTCTTCTCCCTCGAAATTTCCCTTTCCGGTGTTGGCGAGGTGCTGGTTGACAAACCAGAGCAACTCCTCCATGGCGGCCTGAAACTCGATTTCGATGCCGTTGGCGTCCAAATCAATGTCCGAGTACATGGACTGGATATTCATCTGATTGGGGTTTCCGCCCATACGCTCGTCCTTGGCGTCGTAGCCCCTGGCGTTTTCAATGATAGCATCCTTTAACAGCGCGAGAATCACTTTGAAATTCTCAGCGTTGACCTCAATTTCCAGAGTGCTTGCCCCACCCTCGGAGCCCTCATAAGACCGGACTTTGATGATGCCATAGGTTGCCAGATTTCGGCGGAGGCGGCCCAAATCCTCCCCGTCATAATTTTTGATAACGATGACGGTATTGTGGATGTCCTCCTCCATACGGTCAGCAAAGGCCGATAAAATCTGATTATAGGCATCCTGGAGACACTTCACTTTGGATAGCAACGGGATTTCGTGGTGAGAGGACTTAAAGCAAATCAGAGGTATCCGTTTCCAGTTATATCCACGCTGTTCCCCGGTTTTCGGGTCTGGGGCCGTGATATAGTCCCCGGACCTAGCACTGCTATCAGGCTCCAAGGTCCCGTCATCGTGCCGGATGAAACAATCCACCCCGCCACCATGCAGCACCTCTACTTTTATCACGGCTTTCGGGATTTCGGATTCATCGTATTCCTCTACCGCGTACACGTGGACAGCGGCATCCAAGATGGTATGATCTGCGTCAGCCCAGAAAGGAAGCACTTCGTCAGCCGGGAGCCGCTTAAACACCAGTTCTCCAGCATCATAATACAGGTAGAGCCAGCTTTTGCCCCCAATCCAGGCTCCTTCGCCCAGATTTCGCATTACCCGTCGGAAACGGGAGCCAAATACCTGGGAAAGCGCCTCCGCATAGCCCTTATCCTCCGTGTCAAATGAAAAGGGCCGCCCGAAAGAATAGTTTGTCTTCTGGTCTACCATCTTCGCATATTGATTGCTAATGAGCCGATTATTAGGCAGGTGCCGGACTTCAATGGGATCGCCGTTGTCATCTATGGCCATCCGCCGCTTTGCGAGGATGTCCTGCTGGTTATCATAGTACATCTCTCCCGCAAGCTGGCGCTTCCGTTCCGGGGAGCGGAGCCACGCCGTGATCTCCAGCTCCAGAAAACGCTTATCCGTCATACCCCGACGGAAGTCCGTATCCGTGCGTCCAATGCAGTCACCCCGCAGATTGAAGTTCACCATTTCTCTTTCCCCCCTTTCCCTTGTGTCTCTACAGCCGCAGAAAAACCGATGGGCAGGGCCTTGCTTTTCTCTAGCGTGAGGGTCTGCCCAGGAAGCTCCACTTCAATCCGCAGGGTGCGGTATGGTAGTCGCTCGGCCCATTGTTCGATTTTATCTAAGACATATCGCTGCTCAAACATAAAGCACCTCACGCAGTGGGGCCGATACTGAAAATATCAGGCCCGAATACCTTGTGGACGAAGTAGCGCACATCGTCCATAGCGTGGTCGTTTTCTTTGATGGGTCGGTCAAAGCCCGCCTTTTCGTCCCAGCGGTAGAGCTGGAACTCCCGGATACAGTCCCGGCAGTCCTCGCAGAAGAAAATCTCCCCCGTTTTAAGCCTGGTGGCGACGTTGCGAATACCATCCAGGACAGAGTTAGATGCTTTCTCCGCATAGAACCGGCCGTGCCGCCGGATGGCCTCTATGAAGCTGGCAGCCGACGGGTCCACGATGACCGCCCGGATTGACAGGTCCCCGGCCAGCTTCTCCAGCTCGGCGTAGTATTCCTCGTCCGTCAGCTGGCGGCCCACCTTCCGGCTGTCGTAGTAGTACTCCCGAATGCGATACCATTTCCCCTGGGCCTTGCCCCAAAGCCCCATGCTGGTGGGGTTGGCGGTGCCGTAGTCCACGGAGATATAATACCGCTCGTATGGCCGGGGCTTATCCGGCACCACATGAAAATCCCGGTTGAACATGGTGTAGATCAGCCCCTCGGCCACCACCCACAGCCCCAGGATATAGCGGTCGTAGAATACCCCGGAAAACTGCCGCTCATAGCGGGTCCGGACCTCCGGGGCCAGCGCCGGGTTATCGTCCATAGTGAAGTGAAGGTGAAGCGCGTTCATTTTCTTCGGGTTATCGCCCTCGATCCAGTTTTTATAAAACCAGTGTTCGGGGCCTTCCGGGTTGCAGTTGAACCATATCTTGCTCCCCTTGATGGAGCACCGGGCAAGGGCCTGTTCCACGAAGGACCGGGGCATGAGCACCACCTCGTCCAGCAGGGCCCCGGCCAGGGTAATGCCCTGGATCAGCATATAGGAGCTCTCGTCCCGGCCGCCGAACAGGAAGTAGGTGTTCTCCCGCCCCAGGCCGTCTGAAATAATCAGCTTGTTTTCTGACCGGCGCTCCACGATAGTCAGCTCCGGCGGCACCCAATCCCGGAGGTTCAGAACCACATTGCGCCGCAGGCTCTCGATGGTCTTGCCGCACAGCGCGAACCGCTCCCCGTTGAAAGTCGCCATGCTCCAGAGGATGAACCCGACGGTCATGCACACCGTTTTACCGGATCTGATGGAGCCATCACACAGAAGGACGTCCCGGCCACGGAAGCGGGGCTGCTGCCACCAGAGCATAGCTAACTTTTGCCGCTTACTCAATCTCCGGTAAATCATCCGTGTCAATCTCCCCCGTCTGCATGATGGCTTCCAACAGGTTATTCACGGCACCAGGGGCGGCGGCCCCGGAGGACTGTTCCTGCTTGAATTTCAATTCTTCCTGGCGCATCTTCAATTCGGCCTTTCGAATATCCAAGGCAGGACTTTCCCCGGCGGTGTCTCGGATGAACTCCGCCGCCCTGACGTCGCCTTTCATAGCCTCCAGCATAATACCGGCGAGAAGCGCGTCCTGATAGGTTGCATCGTCCGGTGTATAGCCGAAGGTTTTCAGTAAGGTTTTCACAGTCCCCATGAATGGGCCCCGCTCGTTCATGGGGATCTGCGTATTCAGCAGCATGGCCGCAGCCTGACGCATGGCCCTCTTTCGTCGTCGGGATGCCCCGGAGGCCACACCGGCCTTCCGGCCGTTTTCTACTGCGTCCTTGCCGCTTTTGAATTGCGTGGCTTTTCCCTTCTTCAAGTTTTCCGCATTGGCCATACCACCACCTTCCTCCCAAACGCGGGCCGCACTGTCTATCGTCTATGATAAGTCTCCGGGTCCGCTATGTTGTAGGTGCACCAGGTACAATCCCGGATGCAACCTCTGCACTCTTTCGGTGCTGCGCGGTCTCATCAGGCCGTGGCGCTCACAGGCAGCCAGGATCTGCTCCATGGTAGTGTTGCCGGCAGCCGCCAGCACCATATTGCCCGGTGCATAGAAGGCTTTGCAGCTGTCGTAAAGCATCTCCGGCGTGATCTCAGCAATGCTCTCCACCGTGCCCGCGATATCGCTGCGGATGGGATGCTCGTGGTACAAGCACTCGAACAGGCCGGTGATGAGCCGCCAGTCCGGGCTGTCATCGTACATTTTGATCTCCTGTCCGATGATACCCTGCTCCTTGGCGATGGTCTGCTCGGTAAAGTACGGATGAGTCACCATGCCCAGCAGCACATCCAAGCTTTCGTCCAGCTGTTGGGTCGCAGTGAACAGGTAGCAGGTGCGGTCAAAGCTGGTAAATGCGTTGGCATTGGCACCGGTCTTGGCATACTTTGCAAAGGCATCGCCGTCCTGATCTTCAAACATCTTGTGCTCGAGGAAGTGTGCCACGCCTGCAGGCAGATGCACCTCTTTGCCGTCCAGCCGGAAATCCCGGTCAATGGAGCCAAAGCGGGTAGCAAAAATGACATGGGTGCTGGAATAGCCCGGCATGGGCCGCACGATAACGGTCAGTCCGGAGGGCAGGGTCTGCCACTGGTCAGCCACGGTCTTTTCCAGCAGGGTCTGGTTATTCTGCGGCATGAGCGGCCACCTCCTTTGTGAGCAGATAGCTGACCGAGAGGGTCAGTTTGCGCAGGATGGCGCGCACGTCGTCCTTGGTCACGGCCTGCAGAGCGGCGCGGGCTTCGGCGGGTGTCTGCACCTTGGCCGGGTCGCCGCCGCGCAGCACTTCAATGTAATACCATGTCTCGATGCCGCCCAAGGTATCCTCTACCCCCTGCATCCCGCTCAGCAGACCCCGACGGCAGTCCTCAAATTCATCGTCGGTGATGGGGCCATCGCACAGGTCGGCCAGTTCCTTCAAGATGGCCCGCTCTGCCCGGGCTGCGTCGGCGTGCTCCACGCCGCTGTTCACAGCCATGCTTCCGGTAAAGCTCTGGAACGAAGACGAGCAGTAGTAGCACAGGTGGTCACGCTCG